TTTGTCCTGAGTGAACATATGTGATTGCGTCAGGTGCAATTCTTACTCCGTTGTTCTCATATCCCTTAAGTCCTTTGGGTGAGTAGATGTAATACTCAATTGACTTAGGTACTAAAGTTGATACTTCTGGATCTATGACTGCTTGTCTATCCTTAGGTTTATCAAACTCTATAACTTTTTTAATTTTACGAGGGTCAATGTATCTTAATTCTGTGATTCCTTGTGCAGGATCATCTACATTGATCATCTTATGATAGAATAATCTACCATCTATGTACCATCTTCTGAATATATCATACGCTTTCCTATCAAAATCTAATAGAACTAAGACGTTTTCGAACTCCTGTCGTATAACATTCTTTAGATTCTGAGAAACTTTTAGGTTTTGTAGATCTATATCTACAGGGTGATCATTAAGATCTCCTGCTATTGCTTCGTTTACTACGTCGTTGATTGCAGAGTCTGCTTCTGGATGAAGAGACATTTCTCTATAACGACCAATAAGATCAGCTTCGCTTGCTTTATTAGCAGCGTCACCCATCTCTACATACTGACCGAAATAACCACCTGCAACTATTGGACTCGCAGCATCTTCTGATTCCTTACGCACAAAAGAAGGCTCGGTACTCTTCGTACCCTTAGCCTTCTTTCTGTCTAATGAATAACCAAATAATTGAGACATCAATATTCCCGTTTACTGTATCATAACATATTTATCAAGTTTTGACTACTACCTACTGAGTGTTAGCAGTATTCGCCATGTTCACTGGTGTCCAGTATTGTACTTGGAACTCTACAGTATACTCTTCTGGAGTATCATTGCTTTCCCAATCTAGATCGATTGCGGAAATATTTGATGGCCAGATTGATTCGAAATGGTACTCTTTTGATTTAACACCCTTTCTGTTAAACTGCTGAACTCTAGCATCTGTCTGGTAACTACCAATGTTAGTACTACCTGAGATGTTAAGTCTATAGTCTTGGATTGCTGCTGCCCATGCTTCGAACTGTCTACGGAGTCTGAACTCTTCGTCGTTTAGAACTGTGATAGTCCATGGTTCGAATGTTCTGTCTCCTGCAATCTTAAGCTGTCTTCCTCTGAAAGGAACGTTGACTACACCTATTGTAGATGCAGGTAACTGTGCTGCTTTGATCATAAAGGAACTGAGCTCAGATCCATTATTCTCATTAAATGACGGAGCTTTATCAGCGTCATCTTGTGTATTAGCACCTGCGGATATAGTTCCGTCAGACCCTAAAGAAGGGAATGCTAATTGGACTTGGAACAGATTGGGGCGTGCTAGCTCACCAATCTGAGTTCTAAAGTCTAATATACTTTTAGTAAGTTTCTTGTCTGCCATTGATTTTTCCTAACGGGAATTAAGATACGATTTCAGCAAACGAAGCACCTGTCCTCGTAGCTGTGAACTGTAGTGTAATGAAGTTGATTGATCTTGTAGGTTTTACAAAGATCTCAGCGAAGAACTCTCCTCTGTCAACTGCATCTGCAGGGTTGTTTGTCTCATCACACACAACCAAGAAGTCTACAACACCACGTCTTGCCTGAACACCTCTAAGGTAAGGAATAACTAGATTCTTAAATCCTTGTCTGGTGAACTCATCATTCATTTCGAAGAGTTGTGACTTAGCAGCAACTGAGATTGCTCTCTCGATTACAAGGAACAAACGACGAACGTTGATTCTATCGAATGCACTTGCAACTCCCTGTGCAGTTTTGTCACCGTAAAGTACGATGCCTTGTCCTGGGAAGGAGCAGATTGGGTTAACTCTTGCGGAGTATAATCTGTCTCTCTGATCTTTTAGAGGTGAGTATGCTAGTTTAATAGCGTTACGTAATTGTCCTCTAGAGAATCCTGCAGGTGAGAACCATGGTTCTTGATTAAGTGCTGTACTTAATGTTAATCCTGCAATGTCAGCATTACATGGTAAGTATCTATATTTATCAGTGTACTTGTCATATATGTACTTGTAGTTATTATCGAATACACCGTAAGATGTAGAAGATAACCCATTATAGAACTCAATAATGCGATCAACTATAGTGTTTGTGCTTGGAACTCCTATCACTCTGTCTCTTGGAGGTGATATGAATGCCATGCAATCCTTACGTACTGCAGCGATGTCAAGCATCTTCTGTGCTTTTGCTGTACTATCTGTAAGGTTGCTCATCGCAGGACCCATGAGAACGTAATCGATCTCAATTGTTTCCTGATCAGAGAATAAGTCATATGAATCAAATAACTTATCTTTGTCTAGTGTGTATCCATCAACTCCACCACGAAGACTGTACTTAACAGTAGAAGAATTCTTAGTGTAGATAAGAGGGATAGCAGATGGGTTAGCACCTGTTGGATCATCTGAACTTAAGATTGCATAGTTGTTCTTTAACAAGTCAAACTTTCTGTTTGTTGATGAACTACCAATATCTCCTGTTGCATTGCTGTCAACATCGAAGATTGTTGATGTTTCATGTGAACCCCACCATGTGTATCTGGAGTTAAGTTTGATTACATCCTTATAGTATAAGTTCTGTCCTTGAGGTGACTTAGCATCAGATGCTTTAGATACGTCTAGGAATTTTTCTAGAACAGATCCAGGTACACCAGTGATACCACCGTCTCCATCAATAACCAAGATGTGCATTAGGTCTCTGAAACCACCACGGTCTGCTGCGTACTGTGAAGTACCAGGTCTAGGTGCGATTGCTCCCCATTTCTGGTTAGGACCATAGTAACGTGAATCGTACTCATCTTCTATAGCAGAGATAGTTACGTTGTCACCTGCGTTGATGTCAGATGATAGTGTGGAAGAATCCTTAATCACCATGTTAGCAGCAAACTTTTCTGATCCTTCGTTGTTTGCAACTGTTAGTCTTCTCTGAATCTTAGAAACGACTGCACTGTCCCCAGTTGCAGATCCTGCTGATCCACCACTGTTTGCTAGTTCAGTAACTGTGTCTCCAACTTCTAGGTAGTCAGAACCAGTGTCATCAACTGATAGTTCGATTTTTCTAGCAGAAGCATCGTAAGCAACGATTCTACCTGTTACGTTTCCTGCAACAGCAGTGTAGAAGTTATCTGCTTCGAATGATCCAACTAAGTTAGATCCTGCTTCGAATGTAACTATTAGAGAGTAACTATAAACTTTAGATGATACGTTAGAAGCACTTACGTTAACACCTTTTCCTGATGTAAACTTCCACTCATTACCTGATGAAGGAGAAGTTAACCAAAGAACTTGGTCAGGACCAGCGTCAGTTGCAAGAATTCTTATTGAGTTTCCGTAGATACCTGGTGTTCTTGCTGCCCACTTAAAGTCATTAGAAGCATCTTCCGTAGTACTTTCGTAAGTAGAAATGTTCTTAATGATAGGTGGCGTAACACCTGAAGAAGTTTCTTCGTTGATTGTGGTCTTGTTTGTAGTAACTGTCTGTAAACTTACCGCAGATCCGTCAGTATGTGCTGCTGCAGATGTACCTAGAGCACCACGTGTAACTGTAAGATCATTAGTAGAAATGTTTGTTACCTGTAAAATCTCAGTATCGATTAAGATGTAACTGTTATTCTGTACACCCAATGTAGCTGCAGATGTAACTGTAAGAGTTGTATCTGAGTCAGTGTAAGTACCACCTTCATTTACAGTAGAAGCAGTTCCAGCTGGTTCTATAAGTGTGATCTGTGATGATGAAGCGTGAGATACAGCAGATGTGCTGAATGCTCCACGAGTTACGGTAACGTCATTACCTGATATTGCAGTGACTTTTAATATCTCAGCATCAATTTTGATGTAGTCATTGACATCGAATCCTGTTGCAGATGTAACTGTAAGTGTTGTATCAGTTGCACTAAAAGAAGTTGATACAATAGTAGTTGCATCAATTGCGTTCTTTAATGATGAGTTATCTGATCTTACAATCTTAACAGATCCACCATATAGTAGAAACTGTGCTGCTGAGAACCAATACTCATAGTTGTAATCGTTTGGTTTACCGAATGTGTCAATTAATTCTCTTTCACTAGAAATAGTTTGGATCTCTTCTACAGGTCCTTTCTCAAATGCCCCACATATCGCAGCAACGTTATCAACCGTTGCATTGGTGGTATGGGTCAGATCTCTTTCTAGTACGACAACACCTGGTGATGCTTGTGTGCTTGCCATCTGTTATACTCCGTTATTAGTCAGTGACTGGAATGCTACTAATATTTAGAAAATAGTGACTTTACACGGGGAAACTTTGGGGAAGCTACCAATCTGGATATAATTCTACTTCTTGTTTAACCTTTCCTCTCTTCGCTGTTCTCTTTATTGTACATACTTTACATTCATATGAGAAGGCAGTCAAACTACTACCTCTATCTCTGTGTGTCATATAAAAATCATCCAGTAAAGACTTTTCTTTACCACATACACGACAAACTCTTTCTTTAAACATCAGATGTTCGAACTCTACTAGTTTCTGAACGTCTGTGTATGCTTTGATGGAGTCATTCACGATAGATACTCCCACAT